GCCGTCTGTAGCTTGGATTTATAAATATCCTCATATGCATTCAAAATCTTTTCTTCATCTGCAGCATTAGCAGATGGTGTATTTTTCATTTTTGCCTTTTGTTCATTGATCAGTCTTTGCTGTTCAGATGTAGATTTATTGGCAAAACGCTGAAAATTTACCGACTGCTTTTGCAGAAATTTAAACTCAGTTTCACTTTCAGTTCCCGCTACAGCCTTGCCTACATTGTTCTCATATTCTGAGTCTTGGGCGCGGCCTGTTAGTACGTTGGCTTTATAGTCATTCAAAAGCTTGGTAGCTTCTGAATTGCGCTTATTTTCTTCAACACGAACTTGGGTATCAATCGCATCAATGCGGCTTAAAACCTGATTTTTCTTTTGCTGTAATGTCTGTCCATCGGTATAGCCAAAACCACCGTTATCCATTTTAGAAATCAACTGGTGCAATGAATTGGTATCTTTGTTCTCTACAGCACTGGAAATAGCACCTTCAATTTCAAGAATGTCTTGGCCTGATTCAAAGGCATTTACCCGTGCTTGCACATCCGCTGCAGGTAGATTCAAACTTGCGAGATTCGTTTCTAAATATGCACGTCCTTGCTTGCGGTCATAACGTGAAGCTATGTCACCGTAGCGATCAGCAAGCACAACTCCTTTTTGCATATCAGCACGCAATTGCAGCGGCAATAAACCTGAAGCCTGACGATTCACATTGTCGCGCCAATAATTGTTTAAATCTGGACGTGCAAATTCAGGTAATTCCGATTCAATTTGCTTGTATCGATCTTCTGACCATTTGTTTAAAGCTTCTTGCCCAGCTTTGGCATTGTAATCACCATTCGACACACCATTTTTCACAAGCGTAACTTGCTCATTCATTTCAGTGGTCATGATGTCATCAAGCTTAACTTTTGCTTCTTGCTTGGCTAGTTCGTTGTTGTACAGCTCAAGGCGTTTAGCACTCAATTCGGCTTCTTGCTGTGCCTTGTCTTTGGCATCAACATACTGCCCTACCACTTGTGACACCCCATCCAAACCTTGAGCAATCGCATTACTTTGTTGTGGCATCTGGATACGTTCAACCTGTGGCATTGCATTACCAAAGTTGCCCATCGGGATTCTAGCCATTATTTCCACCCTCCACGTGCGCCATAAGCCGATACACCCGAACTTGCTGCCCCTAAAGCCCCACCAATCAAAGCTGACTGCGCATTACTCTTATGCATACTTGCCTCGCCCTTCAACCGTTGTGAGGAGTTATAGCCTGTGACTTCGGCCATATTTGCATCGTAATTTGCAGCTTGTTCAATTGAGTCATTAATGACAACCGAAGTACCATCATTCACATCTAGGCCATTTTCTGCGGCTGCTGCACGTGCTGCCGACTGTGCTTTTTCCTTCTCTTTACGGATCCGCTCAGCTTCTAATCGACCACGAGCTTTTTGCGCATCTGCATCCGCTTCAGCTTGTTTTTCTTGATACTTACTATTTTGATGCTGTGTATATCCAGCATATGCAGCCGAAACCGCTGCTACTGCTACTGCTGCCCATGTCATTATTCAATCCCCGCTAATTTGGCTGATTTTAGAAAAGCAATTTCTTCACTCTCAGGAACAATCACCTGCTTTTCGATTTCCTCTAAATCCGTACTGCCTGTTGGATGAATTGTTATGCATGAAGTATCTTCATGAAAATAGCCAATGCGTTTTGTTCCGGGCATTGTTCTTAACACGCATGGTGCCTTGATCAATTCAACACCATCATCGGTTAGCACGCTGCAACTTCCTTTTAAAAACATTATGAAGTGTTCTGTACGGTGCATCTTACTGACCACCAAAGTGCCTGCTTTTGCATCCATCTGACGCATATACACACCTGGTGCAAAATGATGAACCACTGGCACTTCAATCAATTCAGCTTGATCCGTAATTTGCTGTTGAATATCTCGTACAACATCAATGTATGCTCGGTTTTGAACCTCTCCAAGAATTTGGGCTAAAAGCTCTTTATTCTCATGAGGGATAACGTCATTCATGCTTATAGCTCCATATCCAAAACAGTGCCGTATTGCGTAAAGCCGAAATGCTCATAGAGTCGAATACAAGCACGAGATTCAACACCAGTCGTGGTACCGCACTGGATTCGGTTCACACCCATAGCAGCCGCCCAACCAATGAACGTTTGAATGAGTACATAAGCTGCGCGTGTCTTGCGAAATTCAGGCTTCACATAAATCACGTCATCAAAGGCAATTTTGGTGTTATTGAACCAGTCACCACCGACACGCCCTGCAAAACCGCCCATGATTTCTTGATCTTGCTCAACGATGAAAATCACACCGCCGCCATTAATTAAATGAGTGAAATGCTCTGCCGCCTTATCAGTCATGTATGGACGTTTTTGATAGTTGGGCGCTTCTTTAATAAATTCTTGCCCTAATGCGACCAAAGCAGGCACATCGGAGAGCTTAGCTGTACGCACTCGCATGGTTATTTCTCGTTAATTGATAACTGCATAGTGATAGCTTGCAAGTGAAACGGCAGCGGTTTGTTGTGTGTTATTACTAAAGGAATTCTATGCAGGTCTTCCCATGATCCACCTTCTTCCAAGTGATAGCCTGTATGCGGCTTTCGTGGTGCAAGTGGGTTATCGTCATAGGTGAATATTTCAATCATTTCACCGTTTAGCTCGGGTGCAATGGTGTTGTTAAAAAAGAATGCTGTACGATCGACCTTAGCTTTATGCAACATGCTAGACAGCGGTGCTTGATTCAATTCAGGTGGGAATAGCTCAACTGTACAGTGGATTGGCTGACCGAATTTGATGCCTTCACCGTTTAGCTCATCACCAATAACTAAGTGTTCCCCATCCTCCTCAAAGTTGGCCTGATAAATAAAATCATCCCCTTGGTGATAGGCCACAACCTCATCAAGTAGATTAGGTTTTTCGACTTGTCCACTATCCACGACCAATGTGCGTTCTGAGTCCACATAAGCGCTAAAAGATACTTCCTCAAGACACGTGGTACCCGATCGCTTCACCAACATAAAAGTGCGGTCTGAACCAAGCTGTGTAGGGATAGAACACATGCTAATCACTTCACCGCTAAAGTCGTGCTGTGCCCATGCCAAAACCTCTTGATCACGGTTAAAAGTAATTGTGGCCACTTTGCCATCACCTAACACCAACCACACTAAACTTTCGGGTTCTTGCATGTAGGAGATTTCATTTACCCCGCCGTGTTGCTCTCCAATATGGGAAGAAAGAGAGCTGACCTCAGGTGAAACCAAACCGTCTACTTCATAGCGATAAGTTAAAGCCCGGACACGTTCACCGCCACGCTGCACAAATAGCAGCTCATTGCCCACACGTTCAGGTCGGGTTACTGGATATGCACCGTATGCGCTGTGTTCATTGATGTTTACTGTGGTAGGAGTTAATGCGCCGTCCGAGTCGATCATGTACTCACCGCCTGAGGTTAAACACACGACCCCGCGCTGAGCTTCTAAGAATAAGATACTGTTTGATAGGCCAGATGCAGACACAATGCTGAATGCGTCTCCATCTTCTGTAGTCTCGAGAAAATTACCATTGCCGCCAACAGCACTAAACCACACCTTGTTCGGGGCTTTTTTTGTGTTCGATAGGACTAAGCGTTGTTTAAAGAATGTGCAACATCTTGGATAGCCATTCGTAGCGTTAAATGCTGGCGGCAAAATTGCCCAAGAACGTTCAATTGCTGTGATGTCGGCATCTAATTTCTTAAGAATTTCTCCGTTTACTTGGTTTGCATTAATAAATTGAGTGATCTTAATAATCCCTCCATTCACTTCAATCAAATTGCCAATATCAGCAGCCGTGAATGTTGCACCTGCACTAACGGTAACCTGTGCCCAATCTAGTTCATTTTCGTTCGGTTGCTTGTCTGTATTGTCACGTAATGCCTGATAATAATAAGGGCCTTGAATGACCACATCACCAGCTAAATAAGCCTGTGTGCTCACCCAAACGCTATAAGCACTCAATGTAAAAGACACCAATGTGCCAATGTCCTTACCTGAGGGCTTTCCTTTTCGGAATGGAAACCGTGCATTTTCAGAGTCGGTCGGTAAATGAGTGTAAACAAACTGATTTAGCTGCCAATTATCAAAGGCTGTATCACATAAAAGGCGGTGTACTGGCACTTCACTATGCGTGAGATACATTTCATACCGATACTGCACAAACTGGATGTCATGTATCTGACTTTCTGTATATGGAGAAACAATGCTTTCAAGTACTTCAAGTGTTTTCGGATTAACAATCTCTACCAAATTCGGTTTAAAAACAATTAGAAATGCATTGTCTGAATTGACCACAAATGGAATGAGTCGTACTGCATTTAACTGTTCCGATAAAAACAGTGTACCCGGTCTTTTACGCACACCACCTTCGACAAGTGGAATCACATTTTTAAGCGTTTTCGCTCCATTGCCATACTGTTGAATGTCTGTGCGTGTATACAGTGTTGGTGAAAGCTCCCCAGCACTGAAGTTATTTTTAGTGATGACCTGTTTCATTAGTAGCGCACCCCAATCAAATTAGGGGTGTAATCTGCGGCAAAGTCTTGTGCTGGACGTTCTTGACCATTGATAGCACGTGCTTGTTTGAGCATGTTCTGTAGCTTCTGCCATGCACTATCTGCTTCAGCATTGCTTCCCGTAATGGGCTTTGCCAGCTTGCTTACCAAATACAGCGCCATGCACTCAGAAAATAAAGAATCCCAAAGCTCTTCATTATCTTCATCACGGACATAGACCAAATTAATTAGATTTGTGTTGGCAAGAATGTGGCGACCTTCCATTTCGTATTCATGCTGGCCTGAATCGTATAGACGTAGAAAATCTTTAGGCAGTGGGAATGCATTGCTGTAACCAAAAGCAGGATGTGTGCTCACTGGTGCAAGCTGTGCGCGTTTCTTGGCAAATGACCAAGGATGCATACGTAATAAACCACGGCGTGTAGAAGCATAAATTGCAGCACAACGCCGTGCGTTTTCCGTATTGTCCTCAAAGGGATAAATTGCTTTAGCACCAATCATGCTCAGCGCTTCATTACAGATGGATATTGATGTTGTTGTCATAGAAAAAGCCCTCAAGTTTTAATGATCTTGAGGGCTTTTAAGAGTGGGTTTGTTGGGTGTTAGCCAAGTGCACCAATAAGTTCAGCATCATACTCAATACGTGAACCTAAAATCGTTGAATACAGCTCCATTGCTTCGGCTTGAGATTCCAATTTGTAAACTTGATCATCTGTCAGCAATGGCACCTGATCTGTACCTAGCTTAGCTAAAAATGCTTTCAATGCAGTAAGCTTCACATCAAGCTCATGCTTTTCAGATTCCATGCGTTCAATATGGTTTTTGGGCTGTAATGGAGTGGTAAATAGGCGGTATCCTTCCAGTTCCCACAGTTTGTTTTCAGCATGCTTTTCGGCATTGCTACGCGCCAAGCGTTCACCAATATCAGCATCAAAGTTTTCAGCATTTACACATGCGCTGAAACCTGTAGCCAAGAAAAATTTACCATCAAGAAATGCATGTACAAATGTTGATGTTGTTCCACCTGGGCACTGTTCAGTTGTATATGTGATTCGCTCTTTTAGAGCATCAATATCCGATTTAGTTACACGCGGCGCGACTGCTTTTTCTGCCAACTCTTTTTCTGTTACTGCTTTAGTCATTTCTAACTCATCCATTTAAATTGATATAAAAAAGACCTCACGCCCTGCTCGTAAAGCGTGAGGCCAAAGGCTTAACGTAAGAAATCAATCTGAACTACTTTCTCTTCTAGACCACGTGCAGCACCATAAGAGGTAATGCCACCGATCTGCTTCACATTTGATTTATCTGGACGGACAGCAATATCAAAGTTTGAAATAACGTTACGCCCAAAGTGTGTACAACCTTTTGCTGTTGCGAAAGTTCGACCCTCTGTAGCACCACCAGCACCATCAGGTAGTTCTTCATAAGGCAACCAAATAAAGCCAGCCCATTTTTTAGCGATCTCACCATCCATAATGTTTTGAATCGTTTCACGATCCCAGCGGGTTAGCTCTTCATCCACAAGGATTTGCTCTAAAATTTCTGAGTTATAAATCATGTAGAGTGGTAAGCGATCCAGTTTATTCTTACGGAATAAAGTACGGGCTTTGACAATCTTTGCTTTGTTCATTGGTGTTGCACTCGCACCAATAATTTGAGTTGCTGGCAGTGGTTTCGGAGTCCAGTCTTCGGTATCAGTGGTACGACGTAGTACACCTGCTCCCAACGATTTAATAATCGTACGGTCCCGCTCTTCATATTCAGCAGATAAGCACGCCTGCATATATTCAGATGTTGGATTAGCAGAAAGCTTCGGCTCATCACGTGGTTCGATAGGAACGAACAGACCATAATCTTTCATTGTAGCCAAACGTGTACCAGC